TTTACATCATCATATCCAAGCTCGCCAAAAGTTTTTGCTCCAAACGAATCTGAATGAAGAATAAGACTGTCTGAAATTCTTTTAGCGTGCATTACTGAATAAGCATAAAGCCAAAGATTCTTTGCTAACTGTCCGTTAATCTGCCAACGTTTTTCTATTGCCGGCCTCGTCCAAATAGAATGTATAAGATTCATCATAATGTTCCGATCATTTGAGAGTTTTTTTCATAGTAACTTTCTTCATCAAAGTTGCTTGGAATCTTTACAAATTCGCATTCAGTTGCTTTTCCTGATTTATAGTTACTGACCTTATTCAAATAAAAATACGCTCCTAATTGTCGTATGTATTTTCTTTTGAAAAAATCTAAAGTGTAGATATCAACCACGCTTAAATTCATAACACAATTGACAACCTTCATTTTGTTTAAAGTTTTAATTGTGTAAGGGTAATTTTCATCTAAGAATATTTGAAATGAAACAAGCGGGTTTTTTACTACCTGAGTAGGACCATTATTATTTATATATTGGTCGTATTCTTCTTGATACTGAGCAATGTTTATAGAAGCTTTTCCAAAGTTTTGAAATGATCCATCTGGCAATCTCATTCGCAATTCAAAACCATAGTTTGCTCTATAATTATAAAACACTTGAGGCTTGAATTCTTGTGTAATATTTGTAACCGTTAAGTAATTTTCATAAGGCTGATCCCCTTCATATTCATACTCAAGCATATCAATTAAATGATAATCCCTGTAATTTGAAATTGAACCACCGGTACCAACTTCAGTTCCTACATATACGTTCCCGAAATACTCCCAGACTCCTGGAATATCAGTTGAATAAGTATTGACTAATTCATATTTAGTATATCTTACAAGTTCAGGCTTTGAAAATTTGGATGTGAATATTGTTGTTTCAGCATTTTCAAGTTGTGAGTTTTTGATATTGAATGATCCTGTCAACTCATTATCGGCCCAATCCCGATATAAGTCAATTACATTTTCATTTTGAATATCGTCTCCGGAATCTCCTGGATGTGTCATTAAATTTTTTCGCCCGTAATTACCTAATTTGTAAACTTCTTTTTTAACGGAGGAGAATTTTCCAGACCAATCTTCAACCGGTGCAACCTTTATCAAATCATCAATTCTTATGAACTCTACCTTTTTATGAAGTTCACTTACTCTGATTAGTAGTCCAAATCGCATCATAACTTCTTTAATGAAGTCAGCACAATTCATAGTTGGTGCAACATTTTTAAGATTTACCTCACCACCATACGGAACATTAAAATTCTTAATACTGGTAGCAGCATTCGTAAGAAGATTAAAGAATCTCGGATCAAGTGCAACCGGATTTACAACTGTATATCCTAAATAATCAAATATGTTTTTGAATAGGCTATGCCAGAAGAATTGAGGCGTCATTCTTTCAGTCCATAGTTTCGCATAAGGCGCAAAGGAAACGCCGTTATTATAGGTTCCAAACGAATGATGGGTGCGAGTGAAATTGTTGTAGTAGAGTAGTGTAAACACAAAATTACTATTTCGATCAAAAGCCGTTGCAACATTCTCGGCGGTGTAAGTGAAAAAAGTATCAGGATAACAATCTTGCAAAGTCAAATTTTTTATCTTTTCATAGAAAGACTTTTCCGATCCGTATATTGTTATTTCAAAATTATCATTAGTTTCAGTAGCTAATGCCAAACCAGAACTTACAAGTTCAATTCCTGATTCAATGATCTTTGCGGTCGGTGTACCGTATGGAAATTGTGAAGCTTCAAAGATGTGTTCCCTTCCAACAATTCCTAAATAGTTGCAAGCAATAATATTGTTTGGAGTCATTGGAGCCTTAAACTTGTTTGTATAACTTGTTTGACGCGTCGAAATGTCTCCGATATCTCCGAGCTGAAATGTTTGCGCAATTTCGTTTGATGAAAGATCTAAACGAATGTCATTTATTAAAACTTCTGTCATATCGTTTGTAAGATTCTTTCAGGTAAAGTCAAATCAAATTCAACCTTTCCATATCGTTTTTTATTATTGAATTTTGTAGATGATGACAATTGAACATCAATCCATTTTTTGCCGGTCCACAAACAAACCTTTGGACTGTAAATTATTTTTGATACTTTCTTAAATTGTATTGAGGTTAAAAAACTTTCATCGATTGCGTAAGATAGATCTGCAGTCTTTCCAAGATCAGTAGCAAATCCGGAGATCAAAGCGACATTTTCAGTTTCAAGATTTTGATAGAAGTTATCAAAGCCGGTTTGAACTTCTCCAAGGCTTTTAACTTTTGGTGATACTTGAAACTTGTCTGAGAAAAGAAAATAGTCCCATCCACCATAGATATTAAACCATTTCAAATAAAGACCTGAACAAGTTTTGTGATAATGGATTTTCGCCGATGCTGCAACATCATCACCGTGAATAAGTTTGAAGTCAGATGTTTTCCCTGGTATCAGTAACAATTTATTTTCCGGATTTTCTTGCTGCATAACATCACCGACATTATTTATTAGAAAGAATCTAACAGCCTTTTCAGTTATGGTTTCATCAGCCAATGTAAAGACCTTTGGAACATCCTGCCATTCTTCGAATGTTAAACCATCTGGACTTGTTACAGTCACGAGTTCTTTAACGACGGTCGTTATCTCAGTTATGAACGGATAGAAGTTTTTAAATAATGTGATTCCAAACGGCAATCCTTCCCAGACATCGAAATGATAAATACCTTCATAATCGTTATGGAGAATATTTCTTTTTACTAACGATTCTTCAATCTGCATTGCAGACTTTAAAAACTTTGCATTAAAGTTCCAAGTGTTCATCAAGGCATTGCTAGCATTGTAAGTTTTAACAGTAATAGCGTATTGCTTGAAAGTGTAATCATCATTTACAAAGCCAGATCCGACCGGTGATTTATCGGCAAATAAATGTGGATTTAAAAGCACCTTTACAATCTCTTTGAAGTTAAAAAAGAAATGCTTGTCTTCGGCTCTCGGTGTAATGTAGAAGATCAATCCACCAATTTCAATGCTTGATTTTACCGCGCTAGCTTCCCAATAACTAATGATGGAGTTATTGTAAAGTGGAATAGGGTATTGAGTTTCGATAGTTCTTGTAATATTCATTACGCTACTTCTTTTAATTGTTTGATAAGTCCGTTTGTCATTGTTACGACATCAATCTCACGGACCCGGCTGATGATCGATTGTATTCTTTCTGGTGTAATAACTGATTCGATAAGATCGGTTCCACCGTCGCGGAAATACTTTGTTCCCTCTTTTGCTATTTTACGAGCTATCAGAAATGCAAGTGAACTTGCTTTGATATTATTTTCAAGTGTAATTCCTTTATCAATTATCCATTGTTCAATTGCTTTTATTGGTGGGAACTTTCCTGGCTTTCGACCAAAAACTAATTGTTCAGTATATTTTAATCCTGAAAGTCTGGCAGTTGTTCGGCCATCATTACTTTCAATTTCTATTGCAAGTTCGGACTCCCATAAACCAGATGCTTTCATTCCAAGATCTCTATGTCTTTGGATTAAATCAGCTTTCAGACTTTCAAATTCTTCATCTAATATCTCCGGAGTTGTCATAAGAACTGTTTGATTTGAAAGTTAACCAGTACGCCGTCCATATTATCGTCAAAGAAGTTGATCACTTCTGTCATTCGATATCTCAAAATTTCCAGATCAGCACATTCAAGCTTATCACGGAATTTGGTTTTCAGGAAATCTTTCTTTGGTTTAATATTTTGCAACCATTTCCCATCTTCTGGACTCGTACCTTTTTGATTATCATAATTCTGATCAAGATCCGCAATTGATAGGACCATAAAATAGCCTTCATAAATCGCAAACTGACTATTAGTATCATCAACAACTGGATCAAGAAAGAAATGCCACTTTCCGTTGGTCCCATCATCAATCAAATTATGAAAGTCCTTTCGCCCGTAATCAAATATCCAATCAAAAGATTCTGCAACCTCTCTAAACAATTCAACTATTTCCATCCTTTGGTGTATTTATGATTTCAGAATATTTCTTATTAATTTCTCCGTCTATCTTATTGTGAAGTGCATACGTGAATACCAGGTTATAACTCCAATTTTCAACTTCTTGAGGTGGAATTGAATATTGCTTTCCAATGTTGATCAAAGTGTTCAACTCACCGAAAATATTTAACCTTTCAATTCCTGCTGCAATCCAATTTGCATCTGGTTTTGAGTCAAGTCTTTTCTCACCTTCTACCAATTCAATGATTTCATTTTGAATCCAATTAAAAGAATAATAGAATTCTGTACTTTTCATTTTCAAAAATTTTTCTTCATCAATTCCAAATATCAATTTGTAAACAGAAATGAATCCCGGCAATGTTGGCGACTGGATGAATTCTTTTAGAAAACTAACTGATGAAAAAGGCAGCTGGTAAATATCCTTTGCGGTTATTCCGGACGCAATATTTTTCCCGTTGAGGTTCTTCAACAACTCATTATAGGAATCGAATTTATTTCCTTCCAGTGCGAAAAGTTCTTTTACAGATATGTCAATTAGGTTGTTCATTATGCTGAAAGTCTGAATTTCTTTTTAGTATTTAATTCGAAATAATATCTCATAACTAAAGCATCAAGTATATCCGGGGAATGTCCTATGAGTTCTTTAATTTTTGCTTTTGGTAGCAGTTGTATTTTACCGTCATCATCCAATTTATATGACTTCAAACATTCCAATTCTTTGAAAAGAACTGATTTATCAATATCACAATCGATCTTCATTTTACCGGCGTTAACGTGGTTTGCGAATTCATACCCACATTCACTTTTAAGATTCTTATAATTGGCTCCCTTGATTGGTTTGGCTCCATTATTAAAAGGAACGGCCCCTTTCAAATACCCTCTCAGGAATGATCCTAAACCATCAGCATCATAAGCTATATTACTTCTCATAACTCCGTGTTGTTCGGCCTTTGCTTTTAGGAGACTTTCAACTTCTGGTGCTTCGATCTTATCAATGATAGTAATTTCGATCAACCTCCATCCATTCCAAACACATACAACAAACTTATCGGAACCGTGAAGTGCAATATCGGCGGTGATATATTTTTTTTCTCTAAGGACGTATTCATTTGTAAACAGATCATTCATTACTGCGAATGATATAAGCTGATCATCTGATTCTTGTTCTTCAGCTAAATAGAGTTGTGCAAATATTTTTGGCGGCAAATCTTTTCGGGCCTGCTCGATTTCTTCTGCATCCAATATTCCTTCGTTAACTGCATCATAAGCAGTGATTTTGAAATAAGAATATTTTGGATCTGTTTTGGCTTTCTCTTTAAGCTGATGCATCCAGTTGGCCGACCCTCCAAAGTTTCCAATCAATTTCATTTCTCCACCGGTTGCAGTAATGGTTGATCTTAGTGCATAAAATGCATCTACCTTTGCGCGTGGTGCTTCATCAAACACAACTGAATAAACATCTTCACCAAATAGATTATCCGGTTTTTCTGCTGATTTGAAATGAATTACGGAACCATTAGGACAAGTAATCATTAAGTTACTTTCATTGATCTTATAAAGTCCGGACCTACCAACAATTGCTCTTAATCGAGTGAATGCAATTTTAGCTTGAGCATATACGGGAGCAACCCACCAATGATTATAATTTGCCTTGTTCCAACTTTGATGCGCACGTTCGAAAATCCAGAAGATATGCGAGAATGTTTTACCAACTTTTGTTGATGCTTCAGTAATTGTAAACCGCGAATCACTATACAGAATATTCTTCTGATAGTTGGTTAGGTTCGGCTTTTCAATTACTAAATTCATTTACTTAAAAGAGATTGTTATATCCCCGGTTTGGTTGGTTTCTGTCTTATCTGCTAATCCAGTTTCACGAGCAATTATATTTGGATTCATAAGGTCTGCAGCAGCTCCTTCGAACTTGATAGCAAAGAATAAATCTTGTATGTGTTTAGTGATATCCCGATAAGCTTTATCATCATCGGTTTTATATCTATCAAAAGTTGATGTTCCTATACCAGCATAAACACAAAATCCAGATAGAGTAGGAGCTTTCATTTTAGAAACTTCTCCCCTGAATCCAGTACCAAATACCTTTTCTTCTTTCAAAGGATTCTCATCTAACCATTGCAGATACTCAATAGCTTTATTCCAAAGTTTTTGAGGTGTGTAGGACTTTTCTTTACCTACTGCAAATCCCTTTGCTAATTCCCAATATTTATTTCCTTTTGGTGCCGCCATACTTAATTATTTCTTATCTGTCATCGTTAGTCCTTCTGGATTCCAAGATTCATCCTTTATCAATCTGAATGTTTTTACTATTGCGAAATTTTGAACTCTGAAATATTGAATATCGATTCCATAATCTAATTCCTGAAGATTCTCCATAATCTCTTTTTCAAGTTCAGACGGAAATATTGCGTTTTGATTTCTTGTAAAAATGTAAGCTGCTATTTTGCTTTTAACGATATTTGAAATGGTTGTTTCCGGCTGGTAAAGAGTATTGTATAATTTGCCTATGTCAGTGATTGAATAACCTATTGCCCCTTCTATTGTAATTGCGCTGAGGTCTTTTGTTGTTAATGTTTGCAATGACATCTGAATTATCCTTAATCTGCTTTCCTGGACAAATACAGAATCTAAATATGGAATACGAAAAAAGATCCCTTTAGTAAGAATCTTAGTTTGTTTTCCCATTCGTACCCTGATAGCAGTTTCCCAAGGTTGGATGATAACCCAAATTTTCAAACTATCTATTAGCCATTGAAAAAATTCTTTTAGTTGAAGCATTAGTATATTTTAATTCAAATAATCATCAATAATTTTCTTTGTCATTTCAAATTTCCAGCTGAACAATGCTGAATATCCTTTTGCTTTTAGTTTACTTATCGAAATTGATTGACCTTTCAAATGATCACCGGCCTTTAATTCTCCGTTTAGTTTGAATGGACTTTCAATTTTTAATTCAATAAACAAACCTGCAAAGCCGTTTCTTGGTTCCAATATCAAAAGGTCCGGTGTTTTAAACTCTCTCTTTTGAATCTGTTTGTTTCGCGATGCTTGAGCCTTTGTAAGCTTAACATTTGCGATAGTGTCCGAAAGGAAAACTACATCAGGATATTGCCATTCTAAGTAGCTGCAAATCTGTTTTTGTAATTCGAATTCCGGATGATTCATTCTTTTAAATTAAAAACCCGGCTGGCGTTTACTGGCCGGGTAAAACTAATAACCGTATAATTTTGTTTGCTACTTCTGGCAGTAACCGCCCCCGTGTGAGATTTAAGATGGAAATAAAACTACTTATTAACAGACAGGACATCTTACGCAATCTCACTGTGTCTTACCCAACCATTGGGATTTGGTACAAGGTTTATAATTCCCGTCTGCCTTTATGCCTATTTGAAAGTTACATTTGAGAATGTTTTCCCATTCTCAGTCATTATGTAACTAATTTGTTTTTTGTACAATGGTATTAGATCCGCACCATTATTATAAACTATAATTCCGTAACAATTTTTAGCGAACTGATCACTCATTACGTCTAAATCTGTGACGTGATCAATGCCAAAAACAACTTTGTAGGACCTGCAAAACTCTTCGTAATGCGTTTCCCTGTTTACGTATGAATACTGACTACCAATAATTCTGTTTGTCTCGTAACCGTCCGGTAAAACCGTTCTTAAAATAAAACTCATAGTGTATGTATGTATATTTTGCCTACTCTTTAGATTTTCGGCTATCTCTATAATTGACTAAAAACCAATTATTTTGATATACAAATATAAGAAAAATGTTTCTTAATAAGAAACATTTTAATTGAAATAATCGGCAGAATTCTGGCTTGTTATATTAATTTTCTTCTTGCAGTAGAGAAAGTTTTGCTCGAAGTCTATTTACGGCATTTGTTTCAACACTTTTATTCAATTGCCTCAAATAATCATCTTTGATGTAACAAAGCTTTTGATATATTTTTTTTCTCACATTCAGCAAAATATTAAGATACTCTTCGTCACATATATGCTGAAGATCGTGAAGGCTTTGAGCTTCTAATACAAGTGTATTAAGTTGAAAAATAGATTTTTTTAGTCTATCTAAAACAGTAATGGGATCTTTTAAGCTCTTTGGAAATAAAATTTCTTTTAAGGCGATTTCAGAAAGTTTATAAACTTCGTTAAATTCTTTAGAATCTGCTTCTGAAATAAAAGCTTTCCATCTCAAATTTAAAATTGAAATTCCAAACGAAAAGATGTAATGGATTAACTATTGATTGTATAGGCTGAAAGCGAGAAATATTGAACTTGTTTTTAGGTATTGTTGTGGTAGTCATTTTAATAGTATTTAAATTGTTTTATTTAGGATTTTTATTGTTCACATACAAAATGACGTCGTAAATATCTGTCACTTTCAGAAGTTCATCAATATCGACATCGAAAACTATTTACGTCGCATCGTGAGTTAAGAAACAAATATTATCAACTTCGCAAAAAGTAACAAAGCCAATTTCTTCTTGATCTTTTTTGCGCTTCAAATAGTATCTACTTTTATGATCCAGCTTTATTGAAAAGGTCTGCTTAATTGCAATTAAATCACCTCTTAAAAAAGGTTTATCGGTGTCTAAAAATACCGGTATTAAGTTTTTTACATAGCTCGGTTTTTCTATTTCAATTTGTTCTTGAGAAGCAGGTGCTGCGATTGATTTTACTTTTGCAGTATTGTTTCTTTTTCTTAATACCGGTCTCGCTGTTTGTGTTAAGGCTGTATTCATCTTTTTTATTTTCTTGATTTGATTATATGATTCAATAGCTGTTCGGATTTTTGCATCATCAGAACAAGTTTTCTTCCTTGCAATGGAGTAAAAGGAAATTTTAAGTTTTGATAATATTTCAAGTATTCTCTTAGTTCTTCCTTACTGATTTGATTTTTCAAATATGCAGTCACAGTAGCAAAAATTTCCGAATATAGATAGTGATGAGTTTTTAGTAAATAACCTTCAATGGTATGTTCGATTTGTTCTAAAAAATTATTTATCAAATCTTTTGACAGTCCATACATTCCATCTGCAAGTCCCATCATTGTTTCAATAAATTGATGATGACCAATACATTCATCGCTTAGTTCATCTGGATCACTATAAAAATCGTTTGGATTTGTTCTCAATCCGAAAATATGATTTACTAAATTAGATGTGTTTCCTACGTTTTTATTATTGCTCTGCAATACTTGAGTTTTTAAATGCATCAGAGTATAGGCATTATAAATACTCGTAATAAAAAACATTCTGTAAATCCTTTCCTTATTTTTCTTTTTCATCGGAACCTTTTTATCTATTATTGGAATTGTGCTGACCATTTTCTTAATATTTATTTTAGTTTTTTAGTTGTTAAAATTTTTTCATTTTCCATTACTTGTCTGAACTGCTTCTTTGCATTTCTCAGACATTTGGCCTTTATAGAGACAAAAGTTTTAGATCCAATGATTAAGAAATTGGCAAAGTAGTAGGTTTCTAAAAATCGTTTGATCCCAAATGGACTTTTAAAGTATTTCGGCTTTAGAGGTTTAATTGCTTTTTCCATCTTTCAATTATTAAAATGGTACATCGCCGTACTCATCACTGAATGCAATGTTTGGCTGCACCGGTTGTAATTTATATTCAACTTTGACATTTTCTAATTTTGTAATCCAATTATAATTGTCAAAATCTACCTTTCCATTTATATTTTCGCTGGCATATCTACCATTGTTTATATTGTATCTGTACTCCCAAATTCCAGTGCTTCCCATCGTCTCATTAAGCTTAGCTTTGCTAATTGCTACTTGTCCGTATGTGAGTGGTTCCAGTGTACTATCATCTTGTTCACGCCTAACCGAAATCCCATAAGATGTCATATTATAGAAATCAGCTGATCCGGAAATATCATACATAGTAGCTATGGGAAATTTACCGTTAGCAAGCTTTTGCAGCTTTGTCGGATGTGCTATCAAGAATAGCAATGCATCATTTCGTTTTACAAATGATATTATCTTTTTCAGGGTCTTTTTTATGAAAAGTAATTTGTCAAATGTATATTCTTGGTCAGTTTCAATCCTGTTGAATGGGTCTATAACAAAAACTTTCACACCTTTTGCTTTAACCAAGTATTCAAACCTTGTCAGAATATCATCCAAACTCATATCGTCAACCGGTGCAACCCAAAAATAATTTTCAGATATATAATCTTGTACGGAATATCTATCTGCATCAGATTGACAATATTTTTTACTGAATTTAAATCCCGAAAATTTTGAAAACACTTTGGAGAAATGTACAGGCAATGGAGCCGATTCCGGCGAATAATAACCCACTTTCCAGAAATGCTTTATGTTAAGTTTTGCGCAAATAAAATCAATCAATTCACTTTTCCCTGAAGCCGGCGTACCTGTTACCGTTGCATAATGTCCCGTTAACCATCGTATCTTTTCATCCAGTTCCGGAATATCAATTGTTTTTCCTTGTGGCATTCCGTGTTCGAAATAGGAATCTAATTCTGCTTCAAAATCCGAAACTTCATAAATGTCTGACAGCTTCATCAATTTTGCCGACCTAATCACTTCTAACAGACTTTCTGAACTTTCGGTTATCAATATCTCATTTGCATCTTTAAACTGCTTAAATGAAGGTATTTTGCACTTTTCAAAACCAAGTCTTCTAATCAGATCATTTTTTAATTCAATTCCCTTTAGATCATTATCAGTTGCAATTATGAATGTTTTAATTTTGTTCAGCAGATCAAAACTTGAATCAAAATATTCCATTCTTCCGGTGCTTGCTCCATTCGGCACAGAAATAACATATTCGTAACCAGATTGTATAACTGCTAAAGCATCAAATTCGCCTTCGACAATGACCATTTCGCCATCATTTTCAATACATTTCAAAATTGAATCGTGATTGTACCAGATCAATTCTGATCCTGAAGACAGCTTGAAATTCTTTTCGCCGTCCCGGTATTTAATATTAACCAATTCGCCATCTTTGAAATAGGGAAACATCAGGCATCTTGACTCTTTATCAATCTGAGGCATCCATTCCATCTTTTCTCCAATTTTCATTGATAGGACCGTTCTTTGTGATATGCCCCGTTTTTCAAAATATTTTACAACTTTATCGGATAGCTTTGTATAATTCTCCCATTCAAGTTGAGGTTTGATATATTGTTTTTCTTCGTATGGCTGATGCTTTACAAATCTCGTTTCACAATGATTACAGTAACCAACCTCCTTTTCGACATTGTATGAAAAGCATTTAATGTTTTTTTTTCTTCTGTTTGCTGAACATTCAGGACAAGGCATTTGATTTTCACCATTTTTTGTTGCCGTTATATCGTAAATATGTCTTGTTGCTAGTGAAATAATAGTTTCCATTAATAAGCTGTTAAAATGTTTTTCTGAGGCTTATTAGTCTCTGCAGCCTGTCTCTTCTTTAACCAGTTTAAAGCTGTCAGATACATTGATGTGTATTTTTTATTATCTCTATGATTTTCGATAGCATCCAGAACATCATCAATTTGATCTTTACTGTACTTGTCTTGCAGTTTTTCAAATTCAGCAAAAGACAATGACAAGTGAGCAAACTGCCTATAAATATTATTTTCTTTATTTAGTTCTTTAGATTCTTTATTTTGGTTTGGTGTTGGTTCGTCACTGGTTCGTTCTTGGTTTGGTGTTGGTTCGGTGTGTGGCTTGTTGGTGGTTCGATTATCGTTGTAAACATTGTATTTTACTAATGAAATTACGGTTTGTCCGTTGGCTTGTCTTTGGTTTATCATACCTAATTGAGCAAGTATTTTAAGAAAGTTTGAAACTTTTGAGCTTCCCCAGTTCCACCTCAATTCTAAAAATCTTCTACTTGCAGGAATTTCGCCTTTTTGCAACTCAATCACTTTTCCGTTTATTATTTCGGTCGATGCTTCAAATCGTGCTGATTGAATTAAATCAATCCACGCTTCAGCCTTCGAATATTCACGTGCTTCGTTCCATAAAAAGTTATCAAAAAACCCCCTATTCAATTTGATAAACCCTTTATTATCTGCCATTTTGTCAATTTATAATTAGTTATACTTAAAATTTTGATAAACCTTTTTTTTGCTTTCAACCTCAATGATCCAGGTTAGTATATCAGATTGATTAGTTGGCTTTACTTTGCCGGACAAACAGTAGCGGATTGCTTTAACGGCATCTTCAGAGATCAAAAACATAATGGTTCCAAATGTTCTATTAATTGCTCTAATTCCATAAAAGCGAGTGCTTGCAAATAAAAAGATGCAGTTCCTTCTTTATATTCTAATAACAAATCACCGTCTTCGTCAATGCCGTGAACTCTCAGAAGCGTCGTTTTTGAGTGAGTATAATCTACAGGATGTGCTATATAAATTTTTCGCTCAAGTAAACTCGTACCGCTTAGCAAAGGCAATATGTAACCTGATAAGTAAGCTTCCAAATCTTTTCGATAATCATAACGCTCCTTTCCTGTCAATTTTGATTTTTCCCTGCTGCCCTCTATTCTTCTAATTAATTTATAGGAAGCTGTAAGGTTTATTGCTTTGGCAGGATTTTTTTCAATAATGTTTTCCATGTGGTATGCTAATTTTAAAACATTTGAGATTTGAAAATCAGTGTTCAAAGGCTGCCATTTCCGGGAATGGAGGAAATTCGACGTGTTCGTTTACGTCATGCTGACAAATGAGATCTGTGACAGCTGAGATTATATCACTTAGTAATTCAACATAACATCTGGTATCTGCAATGTATTCTGAGTCAATATCTTCATCGTTCGAAGCCAGCTGTGTTTTTATACTCTGTAGTCCTTGTTTATAGAAATCAGATTTCTCTGTTCCATTTAAAGATTGCGCGTGAATTAAAAATGAACCGGCCTGTTCCTTCAGTTCACTAATCAACATCTGAGATTGTATTTCTTTTAAAAATAGCTTTGAAAGCAGACCGTTTAGTTCAAGGCAGTCGCCTTGCATCCAGCCTTTAAGAATGTTGATTTTTGAGGCTAATTTTTGCGTTTTTGCGTTAATTTTATTGTTTTGCATTTTGTGAATTTTTAATTTCAACTTTATCAATCCTCATCTTTTAACAATTTGGATATATAACATCACATAAAATCAATCGTATGTTTAATGTCCATCTGTTGTGAAATCTCGTCTGATCATCGGAGTCAATTGCATCATATTCAGTTCTCATTTTCTCAAATTGCTTGTGATTTAAATATGATGTCAAAACTTCAACAACCTTGTTGCTATAATCATCATTATAAGACCTTAATTGAGCAATTAGATCTGGTACATAACTCAAACTCTGAAATGTAATCTCATCAAGATGTAATACGGCTAAACTATCTTTGAAAGTAATGGTGCTGGTATTCTTTTGTTCTTTACTTACTATCTCACAAAGGACGCCACCCAAATTCGCGTATAACTTATTTGGCTCTTGCTTTTCGCTTTTTCTATAAGTGACCAAAAAAGTGTTTCCGTTTTCGTATAAAATTGTTGTATTCATTTTGTTTCTTTTTATAATTTCTAATTAGGATGCTTGTAAAGTCATAAAGCTATTTTGGAAATAATTTTCATTGACAGTACTATTGGGGTTAAGTGATTCTACACTTTCAATTAAACCTGGACGTTTTTCACCAAAGACAACTGAGCGGAAAATAAGTTTTTGCAGGAAGTCACAATTCTTAAAATAATCTTCTTTCGGGATGGTATTATTATCAAACATAGTTTGATTAAGTTCATTCAGAATTGCGATTGCATCGATGTAGGAAAGTGGTTTTTTCATTGTAATAAATTTTAGGTTTGACTTATGATTTTACTTTTAATGTTTTATGGAATTTGCTTTGTACCGTCTTTGCGACTTGATCAAATTTTGCTTTCTTAGGCTTTACTTTGGCGGCTCCCACACCGCCAAGAAAAGCAACAACATTAGCTTCAAGATTGGTAGCGTATGTTTTCATTATTCTGGCTTGAGAAAGTATTTGTGTCAAATCTTTCTCGTCTGCGTCGGTCAATATCATATCACATCAATTAATTGTTGAATTTCATCGACTTGATTTTCTGCAATACCCTTGATGATTTGAGCAACTTCTTCTTTATGCTTGTCCGGAGTATTACCATTGTAAATCCAATGATTCTTAACCGTATCAATCGAAACTTTAAATTTTTCAGAGATTTTTTTTCGGACCTCATCTTTTGCAGATGGATCTAGTTTGAGAAAAAGTTCTTTGATATTATCCATTGTATTCATATTCTTTTTATATTTGTTGCACATTGTAACATAATGACAAGGCAAATATATAACAAAAACGAACATTAGTAAAATTAAAACGAACAAATTGTTACATTTTGTTATAATTTGTAACGATTCTAAATAATCATTATGGAAACAAAGAAACAACGCCTTGACTACGTTAGAAAGATAAAAGGATTAAAATACTCTGATTTAATAGGGAATGACAGAATTGTTACACCTGACAATCTCAGGGTTACAGTATCTCGCGAAAACGACAAAATTGATTATTATCTAAGTTTAATTGCAAAAAAACATAACATATCCGAACAGTGGTTAATTGAAGGAATAGGAGAAATGGATTTACCACCAAGACAAATTCAGCCAAATAAAGAAGTTGATACAGTGGACGATTTGCAAATTCCGGATTTGGAAGATGAAGATTTAGAGTCTGTCGAGAATAGTTTTGGAAATAGGTTTGTAAAGCTTCCAACAGGTGAATACCTTATGTATATGCCATTATTTGAATGGGATGTTGCAGCAAGTCTTTTAGATAACGAAGGAGATACAAGACATCCAGATTATGAAGACGTTGCTCAGCACATTACAATAGTGCAAAAACCGCAACAGGGTAAATATTCAGCTTTCCGGATTAAAGGAGGTTCAATGGAAGGAACGGACCCTACAAAATATGTCCCGGATGGCAGTATTGTTTGGGGTCGGGAATTGCAAAGAAGTCTATGGAGAGACGAATTAAAAATAAATAAATTTCCACTTTGGATTATCGGTTCTACGGACTTTGGAAGGCCAACATTAAAAGAAATTGTGGAACATAAAACAGAAACGGCAACTATAATAGTTGATTCCTGGAATCCTAGTAAGGAGTATGCGCATAACGTTCCAGTTTCTTTGAATACAGTAAAAATGCTTTATTATGTAATGAAGGTTGAAACACCTTTAGCTGATGTCTATTAATCAAAACTAATATATTATGAGAACAGTAATTTTATTTTTCGCTATTATCACGTCAACACTTCTATATTCTCAAAAAATAAATTTAGAGAATGGAAAATTTCAGACTTTTATAATAAATGGTGATAAATCTGAATCACCTTTAGAATTTACAATTTCACCGGATGCAATCGAAAAGATTAAACAATTGGATGATTATAAAAAAGTCGAAGGTGATAAAGAATTCATTAAAAAAAATATTGAAAAACGGAATCTATCAGATCCGCTACTGATATTCTTAATGAGTAAAGTTGCAAGTGCAGGATTTGCTACAAAAGATAAATTTAAATATACATCCAGTTTCAGAGTCAAAGAAGGCTCTCAGGGCAAAATATTTATTTCTGAATTTGATGGACTTACAATTACATTTCCTTTTGATGTTAAAAATGATTTAGGGAATATTATTGCTGCAGTTAGTTTGACAAACTCCAAAAGAACCACAATTCAATATTAAATGTTTACATCAGACGAACAAATATTAAAGCTTCCGGACCGCCTGATTGCTGATAAAAAAATCTCAGGAATGGCTCAATTTTATGAAGAAACGGGAATTACAAGAAGTCTTTTTTCGAAAGTTAAAAATCAAGACAAATATACTCAGGCTTATCATTTTTCACCTATACAAATAGAAACTATTTGCATAAAGTACGATATTAATTCAAATTGGATCTTTGCATTTTCCACTGATTTGTATCTGGAAAAACCGACGAATAAAGTGAAATCGATCTAAAAGTTAAGTAACATTAATAGTAACATTAGACATAAAATAATAGAAATTAAACCATAATAAACAGCGTTTTACGCGCATCTGCAAAGGATTCTTAAAGAGGTGTTCTCTCTCATAATCAGGTTGTCCCTGGTTCGAGCCCAGGTGGGACCACAACAAAACCCTTGAATATGCTGATATTCAAGGGTTTATTTTTTGTAGGGGTCAAACAGGGGGCTGTAATTTTACTATAAATAGCTTTATTATCTAACAATTTAAGAATTTTTGTAGTTTGAGTACGATCGCTCTATCAGAGAAGTGCTTGAGATGTTCTTATCCTCGGAGAATTATGAGTACTCAATTATAGTTTTGTTATTGTTAGTTTATTAATTAATATTGAGTTTGATTGATGGATTAATGCTAGTGGCAGAATTTAGAATTTCAGGCATCTGGAAAGATTCAAAGGGAGTAATATCTCATTATGCTATTCACACCACAACAAAGACCGCAAATGGCTACACGATCGGATATACTGAAAAATATTCCAAGCATGCCGCAGTTCAGCTGCTTTTAAAGTCAGGAAATAGTGTAAAGACATATTTATGGAACTATTCCTCATGTTGTTGGTATGCAGGCGCTGATATCCTGCTGACCGATGGTCAACCACTTTTCAAACTTTAATATTTATAAAGATATGCATTGGTCGTGGAGCTACAGTATCTATTGTGCTTTTGCGCTGATAATCTAAATTCAGATTGAGACTTATTTTATTCAGGATGTGGGATGGCTTCAAATGTTTTATATGTTTTATTCCATTCCTATGCTTATTGTTGTATTATTACCATCAGTAAGAAACAGGTATAAATTGCTTTAATGTAGCTTTTCTATTCTGCTAATAGTTATCGAAACCACAGTAATCGTCTTGTTACTCGCAATAATTATTATGACATTTTAGTGCAATATGCAGATCGTAGTTTTATATAAATAATAAAATATTTACGGTCAACTCTATGTTAGAAGCTTATATCTATATAAAATTATTTAAAATGGATTTAAAATAATAATATCTTTAGGTTGTATTACAGGATATTAAATTTAAAAAAACGCATGCCTTCAATCAATTAGTATAACAATATATCTATTTAACATTAGACGATTAACACTAACTTATATTTTTCAAGTTCAATAAAAATTTTTGTGACATCAAGCTGCTGAAACTTCAGATCCGCAAACAAACTTTCATAATAAACAATTCCATTTAAAAGATTTTGTCTGAATGTTTCCCATTTTTTTTGATTAGAAACAGTTGTTTCAGCTAATGAATCGGATAAGCCTTTTCTCAGATAATCAACATACA